ATCCCAAACATTAGTGGCTGATTACGTGCGCCCAGTGCGCTCTTAAAAACCTCGTACTGCTTCAGGCCGGCGTCGCCGCGCCAGCTTGCCAGCTCATCCAGGGAAACGTAGGACGGATTTAGGCCGTCTGTCTTCTTCTCGCTGAAGGCCACCGGCATGGCGCTGGTGTTGCTCTCCGCGACATACACATCCGTCCGGCGCTTCTTTGCCATCGTGCTCAGGACTGGATCCTTCGAGAGCATCTGGAAGTAAGCTTCAAACGCCAGCCGGCTCTGATCGAGCTTCGGAGCGATGAAGAAGATCCTGCCGCCATACTCGCCGTCCGCGAAAGTCATGTATGCGGCAATGGCGGCATCCAGCAGCGTCTTTCCGTTCTTCCGGCCCATAACCACCAGGCACTCCCGAAACTGCCTCAGGCCGTTCTCGTCGAGGATCCCGAAGATGACGGAGATCAGCGCCTTCTGCCAAACCTCCAGCCGGATCAGCTGAGGAGCAAGCGGGCCTTCATGGTGCCGGCAGTACTGCTGGATGAAAGCAATCGCCGTGTTCGCCTTTTTCTGGCTGAACGTGAACCGCTTTTCCTCCAGCCCGTGAACGATGTATTCATACCACTTTTCGATCCACTTGCCGACCGTCACGGATCCGTCTTTGATTTGCTGGTAGTAAATCAGGATGTAGTTCTTAGACGTCATCCAGATTCAGCTCCAAACCTCCGACCTTCTGAACCTCCGCCGGGATCATGTCGTTCAGCTGCTTAATGATGGACTGGTAAGATTTGTTCGCCGCCGTATAGATCCGGCTGGCCGGGCGCTCGCGCTCATAAGGTTCCTGGTCGCCCTGGCTGAACAGCTCGACCTCGCCCTTCTCGCTCAGATCCTCCCACAGCGAATCGCACCGGACGCGGAGCCGGGCCGCTTCAGCGATCAGTCCCTGCGCTAAAGCAAACTGCTTCGGAGGAAGTCCCCGGTAAATCTCCGTTAGTCTTTCGATTTCCTGCGGAACGGTCAAACCTTTTTTCACGGCCTACTCCTTTCTGCCATCTCTGGCTAAATCCGCTTAATTAGGAGGGGGTCACACATGGCCCGGTCGGTTTTTTGAGACCCCCTTCCCGAGCTGAGGAGCCCCCATGCGTTTTTCAGCGATAGGGGGGCTATATCTCCACATGGCCCTGGTCGTCAGCTCTCCACCTGACGCCTCGGTGTTCTTCAATGTGGCAATTCTTGCAGAGCAGCTCAAGATTGTCGAAGTTGAGAGAGATCTTCGGGTTGTTGATGTTCTCCGGTGTGAGGTGGATCTTGTGGTGCACCTCTTCGCCTGGAGTTATCAAGCCCTTTGCCAGGCATCGCTCACACAGCCCGCCACGGTCTGCCTTGTATGCCCTCGCGCACTTGATCCACGACCATGATCGATAGAATTCCCTGGCAAATCGTGTTGACGAATCGCCACGCTTGTCTGATGATTGCATCGGCACCCACCTCAGCACGATGCGGCGTCCCGCCTGATGGAAAGGAGACACAAACCACCCGGCGCCCACAATAAATGAAAAAGTGGCCGCCGTCTTCAGCCACTTATTCACGGTATCACAATACCATAAAAGTTTGTGAAATTCACTGAAATCTACCTACTTGCTGACCTGATCAGGGAACTTTCTCACCAGCTGATCCTCCGCCCGGCTGAGGTAATAATAGATCGATCTGGATGTCCTGTGTATTGCGTCCGCGATATCCTCAGGGCTGTATCCTCGAATGTAGCGGAGGCGCATGACTGCCCGGTCGTCTGGATTGCCCAACTCATCGATAAGTGGATCCAGCTCTGCCTGCATCTTCTCCAGCTCTTCGGTGGATTCCCGGTATGCGTCCTTGATCTCAGCGAGAAGGATCGCGCCGTCCTCGACCTGATTCGTACCGCCTCCGCCCCTTGGCATTCCGGTCAGCACGGTGGTCACCTTCGTCGCCTTTGCTGTCGCCTGCTCGATCCTCCAGCGGATCTTGATGGTGCTCCGCATCAGCTGCCGCATCCTGTACAGGTTAATCATTTATCACTCTTCCTTTCCCCATCGGAACAGAACCATTCGCCTCTCGTGGCAAAGTTTTTAACACCAACATTTATCCATCGTCTGCATATGTTAAAATCATTTATTCTTTCGGCAGACCAATACTTGCAATCCTTGCACCGGACGATCTCCGGTTGCTCTTTCAGCAGAGCGAGGGCATCTTGAATACAATTATATTAGCATATATGTCCATTCTCGCTCTGACTGTACGGGCATCCTCTGCACCCGTCATCGGACGTACAATGCTCCAGCCCGTTTATGACCTTCTCCCGGTCAGGCATCTTCATCCCTCCTCCAATACCTTTCTTTCCAGTACCTCACCAATCGCTCAGAGCATCCGACCTCTTTCACAATCTCGTAATTCCGTTTCCCCTGTTCGATCAGGGCGAAGATCTGATCCCGCTTTCCGCTCACCCGTCCGCGCTTCTTTTCAGGGACAGAGCGGAGGCACTTCCAAGAACAGAACCAGATCGTTCCGTGTTTGCCCGGCTTTTGATAAACCCACGAAGCCGGATCCAGCATGCAGAAGGTTTTCCCACAGACAGAGCACCGCGTTTCCTTCATGTCGTTGTATCGGCGCTTCTCCTCGCTCATCAGATCGTCACGTCCTTCCCGTTGATGAGCTGCCCTGCGGCGTCGGCGTACTCACACCGATAATCGAGGAATTCCGTCGGCGGCGATACCTCCAGCAGGGTCTGCCGGATCGGGCAGCTTTCGACCTCTTTCCCGGTCTTGAGGCACATAACACATTCGCTTTCCATGACCGCCTCGCAGAGCGACGCGAGATTAATGTCGCTGATCAGCACCGTCCGCCCCTGCCGGATCGGGCCGTCGATGTCCAGATGATACCGGCCATTTCTCGCCAGCGTGCTGTAATACTCCCACCGACTCTCTGGCATGGTCTGCATCAGCTGGCTCTGGATTTTGTGCACCAGGGCGAACAGCAGGGCCAAATCCCGCTTTGCATACTTGTTGACCCGCTTCAGCCGATCCTCGACCGCGCTTCCCCGGACGGCCAGCGAATTCTTCAGGATCATTAAGTCCATCATGAAGAAATTCTCTGCCTTGTTCGGCTTCGTTCGCTCGACCACCGGCACGGCCTCCGGCGGCCTCTCCGGCTCCGGTGCTGGTGCCTCCGCCTTCCTGATTCCGTACTTCTTCGCCATCATCTCTGCGAAGTTTGCCATCTTGCTATCGTCCATATCTGTCTCCTTTAGGGTGCCGGATGGCCGATCACGGTCGAACCTTAATCCGGCGAAGTAAAGCCGGGATGCAGCCGCGCTTATGCGGCGAAAACTATTAAAAACTCCGAGCGCGGCACTTGGGGAAAGTGGAGCCCAGTCCCCTGCGGGATGCATCCGGCTGGGTCAGTTTTATCCTAATCTTTCGCACCGCTTCCTAAGCTCTTCCCGGATCCATTCGTGGGGAACTGTCGAGGAATACTCGACAACTGTCACGCCGGTCCGCCTGCTGTACAGGACATGGTGCTTCAGAATCTGGCCCTCATCAATCAGCTGCTTATAAGCGGCCAGCTTATCCGGAGGGATATGATCCTTCCAGATATCAGTGCACTTAATAAATGGCTTTATTTCTGTCATAGCTCACACCAGTCTTCCGTCCCTGCTTCGTCATAACAGATAACTATTCCAGGAAAATCGCTATATCTTTTCACGACGGTTTCGGAGCATATCAGCGCGTCATCTTTCCAGAATCCCATATCGGTCATGACATCCTTCAGCATCTTGTTCAGGTTGTCTGTGTCAGGCCTCGTGATCTTCCAGCGAGAGAAGCCCGGCTGATGCTTTTTCGCACTTTTCGGATAGGGGAAAAGCCATGTTACAATCAGGAAGATTGCGCGGTCTGTGATCGGCTCCTCCGGGATATATGGCAGGAGCGCGTCCCGGAGGAGGGCTTCCGCCTTTGCGACATTCTTCTTCTTGTAATGATGGACGTACCCATTCACGACGCGCTCACCCTTCTGCTGGGCGGTCGCGGTCGGAGGGATCATCTTTAGCTTGAACTTCATAGGGTCACTCCTTTCAATGTCCTAAGCGCGGACAGGGGACCAGTGCGAAGCATGAGCACTGTTCCCTGTTCCGCAGGACATTCTGTAAAGGGACAGGACATATACCTATATAAACTGGAATGTCCCTTTTTGTCCCCTTCTCAGGTATCCTCTTCCCACTCTGCCATGTACCGCTTTATTGTCTTCTCAGAGACTCCGAATTCCTCCGCATATTGCTTATAGGTCTTCCGTTTTCCGTCGAATTCGATGTCCCGGTTCACGGCGTCGTACAGTCTGATTTTCATATCTGCTTTTTTCGCGCTCTTCGCCAGATTCCCAAGCTCCCGACCGTTTTCCATGCTGCGCTCGTTCTCCTCGAGGTTGGCGTCGTTCAGGATCCCGGAGGCGTCGACCTCGTGCAGGGGATAGCAGAAAAACAAATTGACCGGCTCAATCCGCGGGAACTCCCGCAGTGTTGCCTCCATTCGCCAAGCGGTGCATTTTTCGCCGTACTCCGCCCGGACCTGTTCCTCGAGCTCCTTGGGTATCCTCAGCTCGATCATGTCCAGCAGCGCGTCGGCGTCCCTGGCGAAAACTCCGGAGCCGCTGGCCCTGTCCATGCTGGCCTTCGCGCCCTGGGCGCCCTTGCTGTGGTGATGGGCGTAGATGACGCTGGCTCCCGTGTTCGCGATCCTGTCGATGGCGTTCGTGAACCGGATCACGGCCTCCGCCGCGTTCTCGTCGCCGATCCCCAGCTTGTAAGTCGGGTCCAGGATGACCGCGGAATAATTCCCGGTCTTCATGGTCCTGGTGATCTGCGGGATCAGCTTGTCCAGTAGCTCCACCTTGCCCCTCAGGTGTACGATGTCGATGTTTTCCTGATGCGGGTTGGTGATTTCCATCTTTTCATAGACCCGTTTCATGCGGTCGTCGAAGCTTGCCTCATCCAACTCCATATTCAGGTACAGCACCCGGCCCTGTTTGCACCGGAAGCCTACCCAGCGCCGGCCCTCCGCGATACAGATCGCGAGCTCAACCAGCGCGAAGGTCTTTCCGGCTTTACTGGAGGATACGAGCAGCATCTTGTGCCCCTGCCGGAGGATCCCTTCGATCAGCTCAGGCTTGACCGGCGGCATATGGTTCCAGATCTCCCGGAGGTTCTGGACCTGTAGCGGCTCGACCATCTCGTCCTCGATATAGTGCTGCCACTCGACAAAGTCGCTGAGCCCCATATTCCGGTCGACGATGTACTGTAGCCTGTCGCCCCGCTTGAAGCCAGGGAACCGGCTCAGCCGGCTGGGGTTTTTGTCCTGGGTGTCTACGACCAGCCCGTGTTTCCGGCAGACCGTATAAAGGAAATCCACACGTTCCTGGTACTGCTTATAGTCCACAGCCCCCACGTTCACGATCGCGTGCAGGCTCTTCCCGCCGGAATGCACGAGCACTTTGACCGGCAGCTGCAGATCCTGAATGATCTGATACTGGGTTTCGATGTCCTGTGTATCGCTTTCGACCAGCGCGTACCGGTAGCTGGTCACGTTTTTGTTGGTCCGGCCCTCGCCGTCCATGGGGTTGAAGCAGATCCAGACGCCGGCGGCCTCGTTGTAGCTCCCGAAGGTGTCGGTGATGTCGTCCGGGTGCTTCTTGACGCTGTCCAGCAGCTGCTTCGCCGTCCGGCTGGAGGTCTTTCCGTAGGGTTTCCATTTTCCGTCTTCGTCCTGATAGGCCGTATTGATATAGCAGACCTTTTCCTCCGGCTCAAACAGGGCGCTGATATAGTCCGTCACATCCTTCGCGGCGTTGTATCCGTCCGGGATCGGCGGCATGGGCTTTGTGTTTTCCTTTTGCCATCCGCTGGTGTCAATGGGTTCACCGTCATAAGAGACGACATCATCCCATCCATAGGTCTTCAGTCCGCTTCCGCGGGTCCAGCCGAATTCCTCAGCCATGTTGTACACTGTTCCCATGGTGACCTCCCGGCCCATGTAGTTCCCGAAGGAACGCCACTTCTTTTCACACTCGCCGGCATGGTACCGGGCCGGATCGCTGGCGCTCCACTCATCCCACAGGCTGCAGGGCAGGCCCTCCTTGTGGAGGGCCGCGCCTACATTCGTCCATTCCTGGTAGTTAAGAGATCCGCAGGGGATGTGGCGGAGAAGTTCGCGAGCTTCGTTAATATCCATCATGATTCTTTCTCATCTTCCTTCTCCTGTTTTTCTTCCCCATGCTGTCGGCGCCATGTATGTATTCTGTCATGGTGCAGCCGGCACAGCGTGATCCCGTTCTCCGGGTTGAACCGCTGGCCGGGGTCCGCGTCCCACGGGACGATATGGTGCGGCTCAACTCCTTCGGTGCTGCCGCACAGGCGGCATTTCCAGCCATCGCGGATTTTGACGGCCTGGCCCCAGGCGTAGCGTCTGTTTTGAGCGATCCTGTCCTTGTTGATATTCTCTTCATGCGGGACGGGAACGATCCAGCCGCATTCGTCGCACTCGCATCTGTACTGCACACTGCCATTACTGCAAATGACATATGTATAGACAATCCGGTCACTGTCGCACCTGGGGCATCTGTCGTATTTCCTTACATATCCCGCATGGGCCAACTTCCGGACGTTCATCAGAACGCCCCCTTGGTGAACGCCTTCTTGGGCGCCTCCTCTTCCTTGTCGAAGAACTTCTTCAGCTTGTTGCTCTTGTGGGTCTTGCCGTCCCGGCCCTCGTATTCATCGACATAAATCTCACAGCGGCCCTTCTCGCCGTCCACGTGGAGCAGCTTCCGGAATTCGAGCTTGTCCCCGTGGTTCCGAACGCCTACGGACCGGAGGAAGGCCCCGGCTTTCCACTCGTGCTTTTCGACCAGGTAGATGTTTTCCACCACCAGCCCGGTGCCCAGATCTCCGCCGTCGATCCGGAGGAAAACCTTCGCCATGTTGCAGGGCGGGATCTTCGCGCTGCCGTCGAAATACTGCTTCTCGACCTTGATCACCTCAAAGGGATACTTGCCATCCGGCAGCACCGTCGTTTCCGCGCCGCCGCGCTCCTGGTCTTCGCTCAGGTCGGTCACATCGTCCCAGTCATACGTCTTCAGATTCTCAGCCATTGTCTTTCTTCTCCTTTCTTAAAACGGAAGATCATGAATTTTTGTCTGGCACAGATCATTGACCTGTGGCCACGCCTCAATCAGCACGTCGCTGATAAAGTCTTTCTCATAGTCGCGGATCGGCACGACGATATCGTAATATTCCTTCTCGGAGACAACGCCCTGCACGATCAGCGGATCCGGCACCTGGGCGGCCTGCATCAGCTCCCAGAGCTTCTCAAGCAGCGCGTCCTTCTCAGGATCGTCGCTCTTCATGCTTTCCGGTCGCTCCGCTGGCGCTTCGGCCTTCTTTTTCCCGCTCTTCTTCACCGGTTCCGGTACCTTGTCAGCAGTCTCGACAACGGCCTTCGGGGTCACACGTTCAACGGGCTTCTCCGGCTCCGTCTTCACCGGCCTGGGTTCGGTCTTCCCGAAGATCCGAGCCACCTGGTCGAAATCAAATGGCAGCTCATCCGGCAGGCCGAAGCGGTTCTTTGCGTCCCAGCAGGCGCTGTGATTGGCGTACATGATCCGCTTCTGTCCGCCCTTGCCCTTCTTTGTCTTTCCGTCGGAGTCGGTGACGATGTCCGTACGGTAGTTTACGAAAAGAAGCAGGTCCGCCCACTCCTTAACCAGCGGCGCGATGTTCTTCTCGTTAAGCTTCAGCATGTACCTGTCGTAGCTGCCCATCTCGTCCGGCAGCTCAAACTTCCGAATCATGCTGTGGCAGACAAGGATCACGTGGACGCCGGCACTCTTGACTTTGTCCAGCTCCTCGAGCAGGGCCTGCATTTTCTGCTTCGCGTAGACGTAGCCTTTGCCGTATCCCATGTCCTCGATATTGGTGAGCCCTTTTTCTTTGCATACGGCGCGGAAGATCAGCTTCTCCAGGCTGTCCACCGTGTCGATCACCAGCGTCCCGACCTCATCCGGATGTGCCTCTGCATATTTAATGTCTGCAATCACATCATTAAGGTCGGCAGGGGAGGAGAACCGCGCCACATCCATGTGCGTGGTGCTTCCTTCTGTGTCAATGAAAACCGCGCCGGGCGCTTTTGATGCGAAGGTGGTCTTCCCGACGCCTTCGGTCCCGTAGATCACACAGCCAACCGCTGCAGGCAATGGTCCCTTGCTTATCATCTGGCTTTACTCCTCTCTTTGGTCATGTTCGTCGTGCCATTCACCGCTGTCCCATCTGTCCAGGCACTCATCGCACCCGACCGGATCACCATCCCGGTCCGTGAAAATTGTCTCGCAATCCCGACCGCAAACCGGGCAAGTCGTGACAGGATCGTCATAGGGCGGCGCTCCCCACCGTTCCGCCTCCCGGATCCACGGCGCGTCTTGAATCATCGTTCCACCTCCAAACTCTCAGCGGCCGCTTTCGCGTCCTTCAGGCTGTAATATTCCTTCTCCGTGCCGTCGGGCTTCATCAGGAAGTAAGAGGTGTGAAACCACACGCCGCTCCGGTTGGCGTGCGGGATGGCTTCCTTCCGGCTCTCGATGATGTGCTCGTTCCGGAAGGACTCATACCGGATCACCCTTTCGCCGGAGCCCTTGACGGTGACGGCTGTTTTTACCCAATGGCTCCTCACAGTCTCACCCCCAGATTCTTCGCGACCTCAGGCAGCTGCCGGAGGAACTTCCGCCATTCTCCGACGTGCAGGCTGACCACGTCGCCGGTGTCCGTGTACCAGTCGATAAAGCCGTGCCGGCTGTCGTAATGGATCTCTCCAAACGTCCCCATGCGGAGGGTGGTAACCTCGCACCCGCCGATCATGACCGGCTTCAGAATCTCCTCTTCTTCAGGTTCCGGATCGTCCTCCGCGTCTGTTTGCCTCAGAATGGCCCCTTCCGGGCGCTTCTCCTCTTCGGCGGGCGTTTCCTCATCCTTCGTCTCAGGGGCCTGTTCCTGCTTATCCTGCGAAGCCGTGAGCTTCTTGACGGCCTTCTTCTTTCCGGGCGTATCAGGCAGCCGGTCGAAGGTTTCCCGGTCGGTCAGGAAAAGCTCCCGCATGATCTGCGCCCAGGACACGCCCGGATTCGGTGCGGCGATGGATTTCAGATAAACCATCGGGTTCCCTCCATCAAGCGCGTAATCAATCGCGGCGCGTTTCTGCTCATCAGTTAATGGCATTGTCTTCGTCTCCTTTCGTATCTCATCCGGGTGTGCCCGGCCGTCGGTGATCTGGTTCGCCTTCCGCCTGAGCTCGTGCTTTTGCAGGCTGAACCACGTTCCCCAGGGGCTGTAGCAGCCCTGCTCCGTCCGGAGGTACTCCAGCACATCACCGCCGGCCTTCTCGATCTTCTGGCACTTCTTAGCCAGCTCCATCCGGCTCATGGTCATCTGGCCAGCCACCTCCGGAACCTCGCCCAAACAGACGGTCTGGGCTCATCCATCCAGAACTTCACCTGAGGGCTCCGGCTCCAGCTGGGCGGCGTTTCCTCGACCTTTCCGTCCACCGGGATCGCCCTGCTGACACCCGCGCCAGGCGGAGGGCCGAACCGGTAGCCATGCGCGTCATCCGCCGGATAGAGCTTGGTGTGGCGCCCTGGTGCCTCAATCGGCTCCCACATGCAGAGCCAGGCATAGGCGTCAATCATGGTCAGCCTCCGCTTTCAGCGAGTCGACAAGATCATCATTCACGGCGGCCATGAGATTAATGATTCCCCGGATCTTCGCCATCTGAATCTCCGCTGGCGCATCTTTGTCACAAACTATCTTGCAGATCTCTCTCACAGCGACCGCCTGGACGTTTTCGGAGATATCATCCGGCCCGGCCAGCAGCCACTTCTCTCTCTTCGTCATTGTTTTGTCTCCTTTCGATCTCTCAGGACAGGATCCCGGAGGCCACGGTCAGCGCGATTCCCCAGAGGAGCGCCATGCCCACGAATCCGGCGATATAGCGCCACTTCTCGATTGTCTCAGCGTCGTCATAAAAGAACCGCTTCATAACCCTGCCTCCTTAGCTCTCTGTCAGATTGGCCACTTGTGGGCCAGTTGGTCATAAGTCCCGCCCGCTTCCTCGACGGTCTTCATGAACGGGCATGACTCATAGGGAAATTTGGTTCCGCAGATATTCTGATGCCGGGTCTGTCCGAAGACGTCCGTGGTGGTCTTCACGAAGCTCACCAGCAGCCGGCACCGTCCGCCCAGGTTAGCAAAGCACATGTCTCCTCCGGGCTCGTGGCATTTGAGATCAGGCGTTTCAGCTCACCTCCCTCTCCGCGAAGATCTCCCGCAGGGGATAACCGCCGGTTACGAACCTTAGCAAACTTAAAGTGCTGATCTTGAGCACGGTGCCCGCCCAGAAGTATTGAAGGCTCCCCAGCGTGCCCTTCTGATTCGCGGCGTTCGTCAGGCTGACCGACTGGCACCCAAGCACATCCGCCGCGTCCTTTGCGCTCACCCAGATCCGGCCCATGTCCCTCTGACAGATCAGGTAATTGAGCGCGTCTTCTGATGTCATGTCATCCCTTCCTTTCGTTGGATGTC